TATATCGACAGTGTAGTATCCGAGTAGCTTTGTTCTTTGAACTTAATCAATGAACGCCACACAAGACAAAACAATGAGTCAATACACGTGTGGTCAAACCACCTCCTTGCTGCGCAAGGAAGTGGTGACCTGGTATGAAAAATCCATTCTAGGTGACTGTGTCGGGGTAAAACCCGAGCTCGTCACCCCCGACGGAATGTCACAGCGATCTGCTGCAACGTTCCGGAAGGGTCGTGGCTCGATTCGACACAGCTCCGCTGTGCTCGATAGAGCTTCACTAGAACAGGTCACCAAAGAGGTGAGAGGCGAACATGGTGTTCTGAATGATGGGTCAACTGACCCTATCACACACCAAGTTTCCCTGTGGGACTCCGAGTACCGGGAGTACCTGCAAACGTACGTCGCATGGATCTCTGACTGTAAAACCATCCTTGAGTCAGATGAGCCGTGGGGCGCACCGCCTGCGGAGCCACCTAAGGTGGATTCTCCGATTGAGCGCTGGGCTGCGAGCAGCGCGAAGGCCATGCAAGTCATCGAGATGATGATTCTCTGGGGTGACCTACCCGGAAATTGCATGAAACCCATGGCGTTTTCGCCAATGGACGGAATGACACCAGAAGAATTACGCAACCTCTCTTGGTGTCCCCATCGCCCCCGACCCCTCTTCCGCTTCTATCTGGCTCTCCTTGGCATGTATGTCATGGGTGTAGCCGAGAAGTTCCTAAAGCTGAAACTTGACACGCTCAGTGGACGCTCAAAGGATCAAAGTGAGCTCCCAAGTGTGAGTTCTCCCTTTTCGGAAAGAGGAATCCGCAGTTGCCGTATGTACGGCGGTCGAGGTAGTCGCGAATGGGCCCACTGGTTAACGACCAGTCGCGTACGAACGGAGTCCTTCGTCGCATGGATGAAACGTGGTGCACCCGCCATGTCTGAGAGTTTGATGACCGCTGCCAAAGCGGACGCTCTCAAGATATTGTGCAAACCCCACGTGCCACCTCCCACCCCGATCTATGGTCGGTCTCTCCGCTCCCCTCCGGGAGTAACTCCTTCCTCGAGCAGTGTTCTCAACCTGCAATTCGAGGATGTGGAGAAACAGGTTCGTCGTCGCGTTCGCGAGATGAAGTTTCCCCAGTGGAGTGAAGAGATGCCAACTTTGATACCCTCAACCCATGCCCATTTTGAATGGCATCGGGGGGATGGTGGGGCGGCGGCCTTTGTTGCTTCTGAGCAACCGCATCCAACCGCGATACTCCGTCGGCTCGAGATTACGCTCGGGGATGTTTCCCTGACTCGAGATGAGATCATTTCGCGAGCTTTGTCTCATGATCATCCGGACGGACCGTACCTCCGTCGTTGCGGATTCCTCCCGTACGATGAGGAGATCCGGAACACATCACGCCTCATGCATTGGTTTGATGAAGCGGTCGAGCGGTGGCTCGCCCGTGACGTCTGTCAGCATGTTACTCCTCGTTCTATGGAGTGGCGGGATGAACACCTTGCCGGGAGAGATCGAACGCTACTCCTGCCAGCTAAGATTGTCGCTCTGGCTGAACCTTTGAAGATCCGGATAATCACTACCGGTCCCGAATCGGATTACTACTGGGCAGCGTACCTCCAGAAGTTTCTCCACGGTCATGCACGAAAGTGCCCGATCTTCAAGTTGATAGGTGATCCCCTAACGTTGGCGGACATCAACGTCACCTTCCGAAAGCCAATCGGTCCTGACGAGTTCTACGTCTCCGGCGATTACAAGGCCGCAACCAACCTCATCTCTGGGAAACTGAGTGAGGCGTGTGCGGATGAGATCGCCATTCAATCCGGGATGCCACACCACATACGCCAGTTGTTCAAAGCAACTTTGACTGGCCATATGGTACACATCTCGGAGAGACAACGGAACGTCCAGGCTAACGGACAGTTGATGGGATCACCATCTTCCTTCCCGGTCCTTTGCATCATCAATGCGGCGCTCACACTCTATGCGTTGGAGTTGAATCAAGCCAAACTGATTGATATGACCGGTTCGCCAATACTCATCAATGGCGATGACGTTGTGTTTCCGACCAACACAAAAGGGTATGAGATTTGGAAGAAAGTTACCGCATTGGGTGGACTTGTTTTCTCACAGGGAAAGAATTTTACTTCCCGAGACTTCCTTATCATCAACTCATGTCTGTTCAATGCCAAGTATCACCAGCCGATGCCTATGCGCTCGTCTGGGAACAGATATGAGGAAAGGGGGAGAGGTGAACCATCGCGTGTTCGCTTTACCTCCGATCCCACTCTCCCACTTGTAGTGGTGAGAAATCCCATTCGGCCCGCCCTGCCGAGTCGTGTGATTCACGACACCGAGGTTGAGCACCTCTACCAGCTCAAACTCGTTCCAGACCAACCAAAGTCACTCTCGTATGGTTGGGCTGGTGGGGGCTCCATGTGTTTCACCGTGGAGCCATGGCAGAATCCCGACTTTCTTGGTCCCGTCGGTCGATACCTGCCCGGCAATGACCATCTGCTCTGTCCAGCCCTCGTCAAACTTCGTTTGAAGTCCCTTGACGACCTGTTCGAGCCTGATGGCTATGCCATTCTTCCTGGACTACAACAGGCCTGGCTTGGATCCATCCGGACAACTGCTCACCGTCACGCTCTTAACTTAGTGTGGCTGAGGAGCTGGAAACCGGTATTGGACCTAACCAAAGGTGTCCATCGAGAAGTCAAATTCTCCACCAACTACTTTCTACCCTGTGAACTGGGTGGTCTTGGTTTGGAGGAGACGTCGGGCAAGCGAATTGAGGAGTTCGCTAGTCACGCAACGAGGCAGCTTGCCTTTTGGCTTTGGAAGAATCCTTCTGAGGCGCCCATGTGCGCCCCGTCGCTCGCAAAGAAGACACCACTTGAGGCGTCCGTGATGCACCACATTCGTCAACTGCCTGTGCAGTATATACCGAAGAGTGTCACCCCCACAAGTGATCAGCTATCGCACGCTGACTTGCTCACATCGATCAATCGGTCGGTGTGGATGAGGTCTTTCTCCATGGAGAAGGCCGGTCCAAACTTCTCTCGAGGTCTCGAGAAGAATGAACGTGCCGAGTTCCTGGAGGAGCAACTTTGCAGGTGGACGACGAGTATCCGAAGATTGTGGATGCCTCGTTCCAAACATGGGGTCAAGGACAAGTGGATGAAATGTCCCGCCATGACCCAAGAGGAGTTCCTTTCTTGGATCCCCCAGCAACGAGTTTATGGTTTACTCGTGCCGACCCGGTACCGGACATCACTGCGTCCTCCGGGTGCTCCCGTCTGTCCAGATTCTCAGCTTGCACGCATGCCTGAGACGATGGACATTCATGACGAGTTTATCGGCCCTCGAGGGTTCGCCGATCTCGTCACGGGTGATGCTGGAGCAAGCTATCACCTGATGCCAGAACCACGACCTGTGGGCTGGTTACCCCTCAAGTCCGAAGATGCGCAAGCGTGTATTCGACCTGTGGAGTTTTATCCTGTTGGGACGCCAGGACACTTGGGAGAAGGAGTTCCCCCGGAACACGATCCGTTAATCGTGTGGGGAGAGGGTGATTCCCTCTCTCGGGAGGAAGCACTCGCCAGTCGAGTACTTCAGCCCCGCGGGCCAGACGAATCTGGCCATCTCACGACAGAAATGTCGTGAGTGCCCGGCATGCCGGGCCCTGCTGGTTCCACCGGACCAGCCGCCAGGTAGCGTGCGCATCGCTACCACGCTGGAGATTTTACTATGGTTAGTAGGGGCCCCCAGCAACCCCCAAACCGGACAACGCGTCCGGTGCCGCCGCGAAGTGTGC